AACGTGGACGGCATGGAAAGGGTGAGATTACTGACAGCGGAGCGCACTAGAAGGTCAAGAGAGAAGCAAAAGCTACTAGGTAGCGTTACACGTAGCGCTACAGTTACGCTCTGTAACGCAATAGACTCAGACTCAGACTCAGACTCAGATAAAGATAAGAAAGAGAATACTGCACCGAGCCGGAGTACCGTCTCTGTGCCGAAACCTACTTTCAACTTTGAAACAAGATTGTGGGACAACATCACTGCTGATTCGATTAAGTTGTGGGAGATTGCGTATCCTGCGTGCGACATCAACACGGAGTTGGCGAAAATGGCGAGTTGGTTGATTGAGAATCCGGAGAAGAGGAAAACGCGATATGGCCCTTTCATAATCAGGTGGCTTTCCACATCGCAGAACAGGGGAGGCACAAAATGATGCAAGCTACTCGTCCGCGTTTCCCTGACTACGATCTATCCGACGAGGCGTGGGAGGAAGCGGAGCGTAAGGCGCAGGGGAAGTTGGACAGGGAAATGGACGCAGGTTTCATCGAGGGAATGGAGATGACGGCGAAGTGCGTTCGCTACCTACTTCCTGACGGACAGGAGACCTCGGCTGATTGGGTGATTCGAAAACTCTGTGACGAGCAGGTTAGTGGACATGCAGCAGTGATTATGCAGCGCGAGTATTCTCGCTTTCTGTCTGCCCCGCATGATGTGGGAGTTGATAGTTACATCCTGTTTTTTGTGCGCCTTGGACAGGCATGGGTGGCGGCGGGAATATGACGAAGCAGGAACAGACCGCCAGAGAGATGGCATTCATCAAGGAGCGCATCGAGAAATTGCCTCATGCGTGGACTTCATCGGACCTATTGAAAACAGAGTTTCCACCTATACCGTGGGTGGTGCCAGGATTCATTACCACGGGGCTTACGATAATTGCGGGGGCACCAAAACTGGGGAAATCGTGGCTGATACTCGGGATTGCCATTGCCCTTAGTCTTGGCGGTAGAGTGTTCGGTAGGATTTCCGTTCCTCGATGCAAGGTGTTGTTCCTTGCCTTGGAGGATACGCCGCGCCGCCTCAAAGAGAGGCTGGACAGGATGCAGGCCATAGGTACCGAGCTGCTATACATCCCTACGCAGTGGCCGAAGGGTAAGGATTGCGTTGACTACTTGGATGCTTGGATGTTGAAGCACCCGGAAACGAAGGCGGTGTTCATCGACACACTTCAGAAGGTTAGTGGGGTGGAGGATGGCAACAGCTATCAGGAGACGTATTCAAGCGCCGCCGCTTTGAAATCACTTGCTGACCGCTATGGAATTGCCATCGTTGCCGTCCATCATACTCGCAAGATGGCGACGGAGGATTTCTTGCACTCGGTCTCAGGAAGCGTCGGACTCACGGGAGCTGCTGACACGGTGATAACGATGAAGCGGCCGCGCGGACAGGATGATGGAGTTCTGTCCATTACAGGACGTGACGTGGAGGAAAACGAGTGGGGAATCCGTTTTGCGCCAGAGATAGGGACGTGGGAGCTTCTGCCGGAAGTACCGCAGACGCCGAGCATGTGTTCAAGGTCGGTGGATAGCGGCCCGAGAAGGTGAGGAAGTTTTGACAGAGCATATCCCGTGCCAACACAACAAATTGGCCCTAAACTATTTCCAACTATTTTCCTTGCTATCACGCGCCCGCTCCTCTATTCTCGCCGCATGGCAAAGACTGACAGAGAGAAGATACGTGACGCCATCGCCATTCAGGCCGTGGAGTACGAAGAGGCAGGGCAGTGCATCATCGTGCAGGGCGGTCCGAAGTACCGCTTTTTCGACGATGGCACACTAAAGAGCATCCGTATCGGTGACAGCTACCACTACCCTCATTCGGTGGCTTCCCGTGCGATCCAGCGCATGCTGGACAGTGCAAACGAATGAAAGGGGACTCTGGAGAAGTTGCCACCTATCAAGTGGTGGCGGCACAGCGCGTTTCCAGAAGCAGGGTAGCATGGCTACCGGGGGGGATGCATGATCGGTGTTATTCACGATGCATTCGAGTCCGTGTCAGATTTGGCTTTAATCTTACGGCGCTTTCCCGGCCCCGTTCTAAAAGTGCTGTGGGTATTGTCGATTCTCGCCACGGCATTTATCACGCGCCTCGTGGTGCGTCGTCAGCAGAGCCGGGACATGGTGCTGACGCTGAGGCGGGAACTGTACAGCGAGAGGCAGAGGCACGCAAAAGCAGAGACAGCGACAGCGAAGAAGGTAGCGGTGTACCGAGAAGCCGCGGTTGGTGTTGTGGTGCGAGATTTGCTCGAACGAGCTGGCGAGTAGGAGGAGAAGAAGATGCAGGCGCTTCGTGACGACATGGGGCACTGGCTTTGGTTGCAACTTCATTAGAGGAGGAGGAAGGGCATGGCAACGAAAAAGGTACTTGCATGGCATTTCACGGATGGGATGAAGTTACGTGACGGGACTCCGCTTGTGGTGGGGAAACTCTACAAGCACACGGGACCTCTGGAGATGTGCGCGAAGGGCTATCACGCAAGCGAGGACATTCTGGATGCATTGCGCTACGCGCAGGGCTGGATTATCTCCCGCGTCGAATGCTCCGGAAAGATCATCAAGGGCGACGACAAGATGGTCTGTGAGCAGCGCAAGGCTATAAAAAGTGTCGATGTGAAGAAGATCATCCTTGCGTGGTCGATGCGGGTCGCCACCGATGCGGTGAAGATGTGGAGGAAGAAGAGCACGGACGAGGCGTGGAACAAGTGGGCCACCCTTTGGATAAGCGGGAAGGATCGAACCTACGCCGCCGTCGCCGCCGCCTACGCCGCCACCTACGCCGCCGCCGCCGCCGCGTACGCCGCCGACGCCAACGCCACCTACGCCGCCGACGCCGCCACCTACGCCGTCGCCAACGCCGCCGCCGCGTACGCCGCCGACGCCAACGCCACCTACGCCGCCGTCGCCGTCGCCGCCACCTACGCCACCTACGCCACCTACGCCACCTACGCCGCCGTCGCCGCCGCCGACGCCAACGCCACCTACGCCGTCGCCAACGCCGCCGACGCCAACGCCACCTACGCCGACGCCAACGCCGCCGCCATCTACGCCGCCACGAAGAAGAAGGCATACGACAAGTACCGGCGCTGGTTGATTACTGATATCGAGAAAGCCATCGGGTAGGGAGGAGGAGAAGATGCAGAGATACATGGTCAACGTGGTTGGCAATGGCTACCACGAGGGTATTCACGAACATACTGAAGGGTGCGATCTAGCGAATAAATGCTATGACATAACTGCCGAGATCGAGTTTGCCGAGGAGCGGGGCTACGAGCGCAGGGGTGAACAGACGGCGGTTGATGTTTGTAATGTCGCCAAGGCAGCCGAGGCACGCGGTGCGAAGGCGGAACGGGAGAGGTTGCTGCACTGGTGGGGAACGAAATCAGGCCATCCTATGACGTGGTGGGAAGTAAGGGATCATCTGGCCGAAGGAACAATTTACGCCGCCGGGTCGGAGTGTCCTTGTTATACCCAGTCGTCACGGGGCGATCATGGAGAGGTGTGTGGCTGTTGGTGCCATTCCGAGCCGAAGAAGCTGGAACCGATCCCTCCGCACGACAAGTTTGATAAACTTGTCTCTACCGTGAACGCCATCGCCGAGGAACTGCAAAAGAGACAACTGTCTCCGTCCAAGCCGAACTGTATCTTTGAAAACCATCCCCACGATGGACCGTGTATGATAGCCAAACTGCGAGACAAGGCATGAACGCAAAGGAATGGTACGACAAGTGGACCGAAGGTCATACCGATAAAGGACCGCGCCTTGGCGACTTCGAGGCGGGACAGATCATCGCCGACCTTGCCGCTATGGAGTCCTTCGCCGAAGGGCTCTCCGGGGTGAACGACCAGCAGCGCGCGGAGATCGAGCGGCTGACGAAGGAGAGGGACGTTCTCAAGACGGGTTTGTTCCCGGAAGCTTACGGTGAGAACATAGGACTATGCACCCGCGCCGAGGCCGCAGAATCCTTGCTTGCCGCCCTGCTCGTGAGACTGGATACGCTGGTGGACGCGGCGAAAGAGTACAGCTCTGACGTGACAGAGGAGGGTATAGCACTCTATACAGCGCTTACCGCATGCCGCGCCTCTCTGCCCTCCCCCGGCGCCCTTCGGGAGGCTATCAGGAAAGTAATTCGCCGACAGATTAGTGGTCCGGATTATTTAATCGTTGATCCCATGACTGACCGCATCCTGCAAGCGATCTCGAGAAGCGAAGGAGTAAGCGTATGATCCTTGAAGAAAATGACATTATCGACTATCTGCACGATATGAAGCCGGAAGAGATAGCGTACATCGTCCTTCAAGCCACGCGCACGAAAGCGGATGACTTGGAAATCGCGCGCATTCTGCGCGAGAACGCACAGAGAGAGGCATAACATGAGCAAGCGCATCGATGCGGACAAGCTGGAAGCACTAGCGAAGTATCTGCGGCACAACACGGAATGTGACAAGGCAGCTTTCAACCCGGGGAAATGTTCCTGCGGGATGGACGATGCATACAAGGCTCTTGCCGCAGCCGCCGCCGAGGAGGGGGAGCCGAATCTGCACACCATGATGATGAGCATCGCGTCCGGGCATCCCTTGAGCATGGAATACGAGACCGATGCCCGTGTGGTATGGCCAGCAAGGTGGCAAGCTCTCATGGATCAGTATGGCGAAGCCCACCCCGCGAAGGACGAGGAGGGGAAGCTATGACATACACATGCAAATCTCGCCTACTGCCGAGCGGACCTTGCTTGCATCAATGCGTCGTGAATACTCCTTTCGAGCCGCAGGGATGCTTGCTTAGCGCTCTCTTTGAGGAGTGGGAGCTCGCCCCTCCATGCGCTCGGTTTCGGAACAGTCGCGGATTGTCTCCCGCGCCTCTTTGAGCGTGCGGAACTCGCCGCCAAGGTCGTCAATCCCGCTGTCGCGGCCGACGAGCCAATGACCCTCGTGCTCAATCTCGATCCTGTACATGGCTCAATCATCCTCTCCGGCCTCGATCACGGCCAATCCCATCTGCCCGGGCTTGTGCATGTGCACACCCGTCGAGAGCCACCCATACTGCTGGCAGACTGCCAGAGCCCTCGGCATGGCCCGCGTGCAGCCCATGACCTTCCCGCCGGCGTCGCGGTCGAACAGGGGCGCATCCTCGCGAAACGTCACCTGGTGGTAGAGCGTACCGTCGGCGTCTATGATTGCGATTGCGGGGTATTTCGTCGTCATTTCGTTCATCTCTCTGTCCTCCTTGTGATCTGATTTCGAGACTTTCATAGCTTGATTGTCATTTCGCGGAAAATGTTCTGTTACATCCTTCACATGTTGCGATTTTATTCAAATCTTCCACCGTGAACATGTACGATCCGTTTACATTTACTGCCGCGCCCCCACAATAGGGGCAAGTAACATTCCACGCAACAGCGGTTTTCTTCCCTTGCATTGTTGTGCCCCCCTATAGCTTTCGGACGCCGTACATGTCCCAGTTGCATGCATCGGAGTCGTCGTCTGCGTCCGGGTTGGTGATCTCCCATGTGACCATGTAGTCGGCCCCATCGGAGTCAACCGCGTGCGCCCGGTACACGTCGCGCTCCAAGCCCTTGGCAAAATCGCGGTCGAGGAACGCTACCTGCGTGAGAATGAGTATCTTGTCCGTCCCCATCAATCGCACCATTCCGTGATCCTGTTCTGTCATGTTTCGGTCCTCCATATCCAGAGTATAGGCATACTATTGCATAGGTGTCAATAGATATCGTGACGATTAATTACGATTTGTGCACGGTGAAACAAGCTTGACAACCCGGCCCCGGCGTGAGACATTGGCATCGGTGGTTGGTTGCCACCTGCGGGAGAGTGTCCACGGGCGTACGGACCTGCCGGCTCACTCCCGGCCACTCTCTCGCCTCTTTAAGGAGCACCATGGCAGATCGACCAGCCAATCCCACCCCAGGCAAACACCAAAAAGGCACCAGCGACAAAAATAAAAAGCTGGCCGCTCGCAATAAGAACGTCACGAGCTCTTTCTCCGATCGAAACAAGGAAGCCAAACAGGAAGCTGACGTTAACCGGGAAATGCAAGAGTCTGAGACCGTATTCGAACCATGGCAGGTGAGAGTGATAGAGCTCCAGGCTGCCGGCTGGTCCTTCGAGCGTATCATCAAGGCGGGAGACGAAAGACGGAGACAGACGGGAAAGCATCGTCCCCGGACGAAGGAAATAGAGCTCCCGAGTCGGCAGACGTTGTACCTGGCCACGAAAGCCCGGCCTGAGTTCTACGAGGAGTGCGAGAAGGCATATCGTTTTGCCATCGACAGCAAAGCGCAGGAGACCGTGGAGCTCGCCGAGTCTCTTGACGAGCGCAGGGGGCTCAAACCGTACGAATGGGTACAGGCGAGGGACAAGCGCATCCGGCACATTCACCACGTCGCTGGCAGGCTACACCCTGACAAGTGGGGTGACCTGGCAACGAGCGAGCGGGAGGTCATCGTATTCGAGCCCTACGGAGGCTGGGTGCCTACGAATCTGGCATCCGGGTCTCCGGGGCAGGGAGTTGAGGCGGAAGCTGCGGTGTTGAGGTGGAAGAGGATGAGAGCGGAGGCTAAGGACGTATGACGGACAGAGACTGGCTTGGCGTTGCCTTGCTGGTGCTCCTCATCATGTTCGGCGTGTCGTGGTGGATTGAGAACAGGATGAAGTGATGGCGTGCATGTTTGATAGGCATGTGATTACCAGTGATAAGTTCATGGCCTCCGGCGCCGGCCACGGGTGGGTGCTTGGAATGGCGAAAGGATGGGGAGACATGACGATCATACAATTTCCGGATCTTGCACGGCAGACGTTGTTATACAAGCGTTGCCAATTCCCGTACAGGTACACAGCGATGGCAAACCTCGTCTTGACCGTGCAGTATTTCCAGCCGGGGCGATAGATGGCAGGGAAGCTGGCTCCAACAGCCGAAGAGGTCAGGGTTGCGCTCGTCAAGAGCGTTCAGCACAACGCCAAGGAGTATCGCACTCGAGTGGAGGCACTCCGTGGGCTGCATGCACAGCAGGTATTCAACCCGCCTGTTGACCCGTCAGTGCTCGCGGCCGGTGCTGCGGAGGCTGGTGCGGCTGCGACAGGAGGTAAGGCGCTTACGCCGGGCAGGGATGGGGAGTTCAGCGTCCGGCTTGGTACACGCGATCCCCAGGCCGAATCCGAGGCGAAGGCGAAAGGATGGAAGGGCAATGGCAAAGAGCAAGCCGAAGACGAAGGCGGGGAAGTCACGGAAGGTGCGGCTGGTAATGGGGGAGTACAAGCGCGGAAAGCTGCGCTCTTCTTCGGGAGGCAAGGTGAAGTCCCGCAAGCAGGCAATAGCTATCGCACTCAGCCAGTCGGGCCAGTCGTCGAAGTCGTCCAAGCGAAAGACCAAGGCGAAGCGCAAGCGATAGCGCAGAAGGCTCTTGATGATGGGGCTATCTCGGCGACGGTACGCGTCAAGTACTCCGTGGTGGTGGTGAGGGAGTAGCACCACGGTCATCAAACGCTATTCACCCTGTTCCCCGGTTATAGAGAGTTTCCATCGTTCGGACGCTCAGGCTCGGTGCATCGTCGGCCCTGTGGGAAGCGGCAAGACCACGGCTGCGTTGTGGGAGATAGGGTTCAATCTTCCACGTCGTATTTACCTCAACTATGGCATCAGCGAGACGCGGTTCTTTGTCGTGCGGAAGACATTCGATGCGCTCATGGATTCCGACTTCACTGAGGCAATGGATTGGTTCGTACACGGCGAGTGGAGACCGTCGAGGAAGAGTCTGACCATCAAGTGGCCATCGAGCCCCAACTGTCCGTCGCCGCTCATCGTTCACCTCAAGTTTCTGTCGTGCAACACGCCTGAGGAAGAGGGTAAGTTCAGAAGTCAAAACGTCACTGGCGCGTGGCTTGATGAAGCCAACCAGATCAACCTCAAGCCGAAGAACACGATCAAGGGAAGGCTCGGGCGGTTCCCGAAGAAGTCAGAGACGCCGGTGGGGTTCGTGCCACGCTACTTCATCGAGACCTGCAACCCATTCCCTGCTGACGATCCGATGTACACTACGTATGACTGGAAGGGTCCTGAGATACTCACGGAACCCGCTGACCAGTTGAAGTGTACGAACAAGGAGTGTGCCAAGACCTTCTCGCTGGCAGACCGTTGCCCGGCGTGCGGCTCGGCCGGGGAGTTGACAGGTAAGAAGGACTGGCGGACCAGCACGTACAACTCCGGGCAGCTCGTTCGGAAGTTCCCCAACGGTGGACCCATTCCATCGGTGGCCCCGACGCCGGACCATGTCGGGTTCTGGCAGGAGCCTGGAGAGAACGAGGAGAACCTACGGCCTGGCTACTGGGACGCTATCAGGAGAGACTACCAGGAGGCTCCTGAGTACGTGGCCATCATGGTTGAAGGCGAGCCGGGCTACATGCCGAAGGGGAAACCAGTGTACCGAAACTTTGTCAAGGAAGTGCATACCGCAAAGGCCCCGCTGATGTGGAAGCGAGAACGGGACGCGCGGACAGGCGAGATGAAGGGCGTGCCGTTGCTGACGGGATGGGACTTCTCTGGCAACTTCCCGGCTGCCGTGGTGATACAGCTCGTGTCCCCGATGAGTTTTCAGGTTCTCAAAGAGTTCTACGAGGACAGGATGCAGGCAGTGGACTTCGCCAAACATGTGCTTGAGCGGATGGCGATGGCCTTCCCGGGGTACGAAGGCATCCACTACGCCGACCCCGCATCGTGGGCGTCATACTCCTCAGCCAACGGAGGATTCACAAGCAACGCTCTCATGGTGCAGGAGCAGTGCGAGCTTACGCTGACGCCGAGCATCCAAGAGCTGGACAAGCGTATCAGTGCGGTGGATCAGCTCCTCGTGCGGCGTGGAGGCTTGCTGATAGACCCGCAGTGCTTCATGATTCTCAACGGGTTCGTGGGCGGGTACGTGCGGGAGCAGAACCCACGGCTCGGAGAGAAGGACTACAAGGAGTTCCCTTTGAAGAACAACTTCTCTCACATCCACGACGCACTACAGTACGCGCTTGTCCCGCTGGTGTACTCCAAGGTGAAGGAGCCTAGGCAGGACATTGCGGACGAGGAGGACCTGATAGCCTCGTATCCCGCGCAGATGACGGCGGCAAGCACGATGGGGCGGAACAGGCAGATCATGCGAGGGCGGGACGGAGAGCCCATAGAGCCTGCCTACAGCTCGCACGGGACGAAGGCGCAGGGCTGGGATGCAAGGAGGAGGCGATGAAGCAATCTCTGCCACGTATTTACAGTAGGATGAGGCGGCAGTTTAGACTGTGGGGGAAGATGAAAATTGGAGAAGGTAGACGCCCTATGCTCTTATCGGCCAACAAGAGAGGCGATCCTGTGTACTGGCACAAAGCGTATGCACATACTCGTTGACCTTGATGGCACGCTTGCCGTGTTCCATAGCTTGTACGATATCGGGGAGCCCATCGAGGAGATGTGTTGGCGCGTTCGAGAGTGGCTACGGGATGGCAAGGACGTGCGTATCTTCACGGCGCGGGTTGCTGGTCCGGATGCGGAGACGCAACGGCTGATGATCGAGGAGTGGACGCGGGATATGTTCGGGCGGACGCTTCCGGTGACCAACGCGAAGGACGGGCAGACCGAGGCGATCTATGACAACATCGCGTTCCGAGTGGAGAAAGACACGGGGAGGGTGGAATGAAAGTGGTCCGCTGTGACCGCTGTCAGTTGACGTACACGATTCGAGGAGATGGCCCATACGCATGTCCGTACTGCGGCGGCGTAGGCCACTCACTGCTACCAATAGGAGGGCGCAATGGCATCAAAGATGAAGGGCGGCAAGACAAAACTGATGGGAAAGTGCAAAGGTGATGGAGACAAGGACGGGAAGAAATGAAGGAGCTGGGTATCGAGGACGTGATGATCCAGACCGACCTTGACGGCACCGGGGGACTCCTGGTGATCCGAGACGGGGATGACCCGGGATTCATCAAGCGCACGCGGCAGAACACGGCACGCATCGCAGGGGCACAGGCACGGGTGCTGAAAATCTTCCGTGACGAGATACTGGCGCTTAAGGGTGCCCCACTTGCCAAGTCGAAAGGCAGGGGATGATGATTCTCGACGAGCTACAGTTCCGCAAGGATGCGGTCGAGGGCGGGATGGTGATCGAGTACCAGGTGGATGGGAGGAAGAGGACCCAGACCGTCCCCTGGATTGTGGGGCAGATACTTGAAGCGGTAGTGCGCTTCATCCTGGAGGACAAAGAGAATGAGCGATCTACAGTCATTGCTGGGCGGGACGGCGGGAGCGGAGCAGGTAGCGGACCAGTCGCCGCCAACGGACCAAAGCGCCCAGGCCGGAAAGCCAAAGCGAAAGCAAACACCTAAGACCGCCCGCATTCTCGCGCGTGAGAAGGCCACCGGTACGCAGGCGGTGTGGTCGGACACCGATAACGGCGGTCGTGGAGGATGGGTGATCCCTGGACTCTCAGAGAAGATGGGCGGCCCTGCGGGCACGAAGGCGGGTCAACAGAAGGACGTGACAGACTCCTCAAAGCAGACTGACCCTGCCCTGGCAGAAGTTGCCAAGCTCGCCGAGAACGAGAAGTGGTCAGACGCATACACGGCCATCAACAAGCTCGACCAGAAGAAATACGCCGACAACCCCGGGTACAAGCAGTTGTATAACCTCATCAAGGGCAAGGCTGGACTCTAGGCCATGGAAACGACAATCGGCCTTTCCCGTCTCCTCTCAGGAGGTGGGACTCAGGGAGCCAATACCTCCGACAATCTCACATCCAGCAGGAAGATGGCCGAGGAGATCGTGAAGAGGCAGAAGCGCCTTGAGCATATCCGCCAACCCCAAGACCACACGTGGGACAACACGGATAGGTTTGTCACCTCCCGGAGAAGCCACTACAACGTGGGCTACATCAGAGGGGATTCGGCAGAGGACGCCGGCGGGAGTGCCATCTACGACGACGCGGCGGCTGATTCTATCCAGAAGTTCGCTGACAACTTCCAAGCGCAGTCAGCAAGCCCGCTCATCAAGTGGAGCGAGGCGCGGTTCCGTGGGCCGCTTCGAAGTGACTCCCGGGCGACGCGGTGGCTCGATGAGATGCAGGAAGCGAAGAACTACGAGCTTGCGCGGAGCAACTTCTATGAGGAGTACAACGAATGCGTTCAGGACGCCGTGAGTCACGGTGTCGCTACGATGGCAGGCCCTGAGTGGAACTACGAGAAGAACAGGCTTGAGTTCCGCACCTTCCACCCCAGAAACATCTTCATGTGGTTTAACGTCCTTGGAATCCCGATAGGCTGGCATGACAAGTTCCCCATGACGGGTCGGCAGATCAAATCAGAGTGGCCCGACGCCAAGCTCACTCCTGTCATGGAGAACAAGATCAAGGAGAACGCATTCCGAGAGTTCATGGTCATCCACGCCATCTACCATCGGGACGAGCGGGACATCAAGAGTCCTGCGGCAACTGACAAGAAGTGGGCCAGCGTGTGGGTGGTGGAGTCCGAGAAGATCGTCCTCCACGAAAGCGGCTACGACGACCTTGACATGCCGATGGACACGTGGATTTGGAGGAAAGGCGGGTCGGGTCTCTACGCTTTCTGCCCTGCCACGGATGCGCTGTACGGCGTGATGATGGAGAACGACGCTGCCAAGAGTCTCCTTGAGGCCATCCAGCTATCCACACAGCCGCCCCTCATCATCAGCGAAGGGGTCAAGGGCAACGTCAACTTCTTCCCCCTGGGGCAGACGGTGCTCCACAACCCTAACGACAAGGTTCAGGCGTTCCAGTTCCCGACCAACTTCGCTATCAGCGTGGAAGCGTTGACGGACCTTCGGAAGCAGATCGCGGTACGCTTCCGGGCTGACGTGTTTACGATGATGAACGACCTTCCGGCAGGAACGAAGGCATTCACGGCTTCACAGGTGGCAGGCGAGAAAGCGTCAGGGCTCATCCCTATCGTGACACGCTCCTCCTCGCAGATGCTCATTCCCAAGCAGGACAAGACCATCCGTGAGCTCGCCAAGGCTGGGAGACTTACCCCCCCGCCTGCGTCGATCATGCAGCACATGAGGAGTCCGGTGGATACGGAAATGACCGGCCCCGTGGCGACGGCGGCGAAGCGGTTCCTTTCTCAGCAGGGGTTCAACGCCATGATGGCGCAGATACAGGAGATATCCGCGACCACGGCACACCAGCCGCAGTTACTCGCGGCGGTCCTTGAAGGCTTCAACCCAGATGAGATCAGAAAGTTCCTCGTGGAGAGCAACAGCGTGACGCAGCGGCTTCTGTTCTCTGATGAGGAACTGGCGCAGATTCGCAAGGCGAAGGCAGACGCGGCCAAGCAGCAGCAGGCCATGCAGAAGCTACAGGGTCTTGCGCAGGCAAGCAAAGATGGAGGCCAGGCGCCGGACCCCGGGTCGATGGCAGCGCAAGTCATGGGAGGTAAGTAATGGCTATCAACGAGAACATCAAGTCAGCGGTGATGCGGTGGGTGGACAAGAAGCGTCTGCCTACGGAAATCTTTATGTCCACGGCGACACAGCACATGCTTGCCGATGAGCTTTGCAGGCGCATCCCCGAGAACTACCACAACCCGAAGCACATCACGATGAGGGGCAAGGCAAAGGCGGTGGATGCCACGGAGATGGCCCGGAGAGTCCCCACGGAATTGACCTTCGGCGCCGTGAGGGTGCGCGTGCGGATCAAGGACAGTATCCCCACGGGGAGTTTCATTCTTGACTTCAAGAGGCTTGTGAAGCAGATCAACTACAAGAACGGGCAGGAGGAATACGTTGCACTCGACAAGTGAGGAAGACCCCGAGGAGAAGATGAGACGGGACACGCTGGCCATGCTCAGCACAAATTGGGAGTCCGCGTCTCACTTTCTCAACCGCTTCTTCTTCTGGCGCGGCATGCTTGCCAACGACGCACAGGTAGCGTGCCACAACTCGGCGGAAGCGTTCGTGATATGGTTGATGGGGGCGCCATTGCCGACGCACGTAGACTCCCGGTATGTGGAGCAGCTTGAGACTTTGATGGGCGAGAGTGCTCCAATTGACAAGCGGATGTCGGGGGCGAATGATTTGCCTCATGATAAGCCGCGTCGGAAGAAAGGTACATGATGTCTGATGCAGCGACTCTCTCAAATGGAGCCCCGGCCGGCGGTGCCGGTTCCGAGGGCTCGGCTAAAATCTCCCTTCCCGGATACGTCAAGGATAACCTTGGCAAAGAGATCTACGAAGACTGGTCGAAGCGGGCCTCGAGTGATCCGGAATTTGCAAAGCAGATCCCGGCTTCACTTCCCGAGTTCGCAAAGACATGGGACTCCGCACGATCTCAGGCAGCCGAGATCTCCAAGAAGTACAAGGAAGCGGAGGAAGGTCGGAAACCTCCGAACTCCCCTGACGGATATGCCTTTTCCAAACCAGAACTACCGAAAGGGATGGTCTACAACGAGCAACTAGAGAAAGCGTTCCGGCAGTGGGCGCACGACGAAGGTCTGTCACCGAAGGCGGCGAAGAACATCTTCGAGAAGTTCAACGTCTCTCAGGTCGAGCAGTTCAAGACGTACAGCGCAGCGGCCGAGAAACAGAAGGCGGAAGTCGATGCCACACGGGTGCGGGACTTGGACGCGGTGAAGACCACGCTGAGGACGCAGTGGGGCGAGTCATACGATGCGCGGATGCCGCGCAACATGCTCGCGCTACAGAACCCCGTGATGATGCCGCAGAGCATCGCGGCGAAGCTCGATCAGTCCGGTATTCTTCGAGACCCCACGTTCCACCTCTGGTGGGACCGGCAGGTAGCTATGATGTCGTCTGACAGGAAGCTCGGTCTGCGCGGGGAAGAGGGAGACGCGGAGGAGGAGAACAAGACTCCTGCTGGACGGCTTCCCTCGGGCATGTTCAAAGACACAGCCAAACGCTTCCCGGCTCGTAAGAAGGCAAGTTAGACCGTCTCCGTAAGGGGACCACATGCCAGTCAACAGTTTCGGCTCGGTCATGACAATGGCCGAGGCAGTCAAGAACATCGGACCCTCGCAGGAACAGCTTGCGGTGGTCGATGTCATATCGCAGGGTACGCCCATCATCGAGGAGGGCCACTGGGAAGAGTCCAACGACTACCAGGCCTATAGGCTCTTGCAGACGATGACCGAGGCAATCGGTACCGACGCGATCATAAACCAGGGCGTCAACTGGGAAGTCAACACGTTGCGCCCAGTGACGGAAGTCATTCAGGAGCTTGAATCGGCACTCAAGATCGACGTACGCATTTTGCGCAAACAGAAGAACGCCGAGGAGTTCAAGCGCATACAGGCGGAACTTTTCATCCGAGGACTTGCGAAGTCTTTCCATGACCGGGTGTTCTTCGGGAACACGACCATTGGGCAGACGACGCAGGTATCGGCGGACGAGATCGTGGGGCTGCACTCGCGGTTCAACGCTATCCAGAACATCACGTACAACCAGATTCAGGGCCTTCCCTACTGGCCGGCTAACGTGGTCTCTGCTGGCGGCAACACCGGAGGCGCGCAGCAGTCGTTGTGGATCATCAAGTGGGGCAAGGACGGGGTGTTCTTCCCCTTCCCGAGGGACGGGCAGGACTTCATCAACATGGAGGACATGCCGGAGATCCAGTTGGTCTACGATGCCAACAACCGGCCATTCCGTGCGGAGGTGACGTTCTTCTCGATCAGCTTCGGGCTGTGCGTGGCTGACTGGCGGTGTGTGCAGCGCATGTGCAACATCGACGCGACGCATCAGTGGTCTTCGGACCTGATGGTGCAGCTCCTCGCGGGGCTCCCTGATACCGACATGACCGGGGTGGTTGCGTACTGCTCGCGCCCGGTGTGGATACAGGCGATGCAGCAGGCGAAGAACAACGCCAACAGCTTCCACTTCGACGATGCACCGTGGGGGAAGAAGACGGCCTTCTTCATGGACATACCGTTCCGCGTCTGTGATAGGCTGACGCAGGGCCTCGCCGGCTTCGAGCCGGTCATCACCTAAAGGAGGGTGGCAAAATGGCAAGACGAGACGCAGGAACCATGTACTCCCAGGGGCAGGCTATCACGGCCTTGTCTCAGGCGAGCACGTTCTACATCGACTTTTTCGATCAGTCGCACCAGATCGGACAGGCGGTCAAGGTACCGATGCTCCATGTGAAGGTAAACCAGACCTTCACCGGTGCCAGCATGAACGTCCTGAGCATCTTCTTTCAGGATGCGCAGGCGGCGGCAGGGCAGACGGGGCCGAACGCGACCCCCGGGACGTTTGAGTTGACGGCCATCCAGATACTCAACATTCCCAAGGCGACTCTGTTCGCAGGCAACGACATCCTGTTAGTGCAGGTGCCAAATACCGGCGGGTTGATCGGACTTGCATCGCAGCCGTTCCAGCCCGACACGCTGTCGCATTCACCTCTATTGAGGTTCACTCAGTTTCTCTACACGGTTGACGGAATCCCTGCGACGGGCTCCATCGACGCGTGGCTGGAGTCCTTTTAGGATGAGCCACATGAGAAGCAACGTAGGGCTGAACACTGACTACAAGAAGCCGAAGGTTGTGCAGGACATGTACAAAAGCAATCTGGTGACGGGTGACAGCATGAAGACTCGCGCGTCGGGAAACGTCCCGCGCGAGAAGGTGCGCCCCGTGAACCAGTACGGATCGAGCAGGATCATAGGAGGGAAGAAATGAATCCAGCAAGCAAGGTCTCCCCCAAGACGAAGGTGTTCAACGGGGGGCGGACCAACCAGTACGGGGAGAACAGGGTCATCGCCGGCAAGGGTGGGAAGCCCTCCGGCAATTCCAAGAAGCACCCGTAGGCGGATAGGGCCGGGAGAAATCTCGGCCCGCTTCTATGCCCCCCATCGTTCTCACTGACACACAGATAGCAAACCTCGCTCTGGCGAAGCTCGGCGAGCAGGTGGTGCGCGTGACCGCCGTTGACGGGACCGACACTTCCAAGTACGGCAAGCTCCTTGCGCAATTGTATGAGCTCACCAGGCAGGAGGAGATACGCTCTTTCAAGTGGCAGTTCGCTGTCCAGCGCGTGAATGTCGTTCAGGCTCAGGTGACGACACTGGCCACGTGGACGGCGGGCTCCAATATCATGACGGTAGGCACCACGACCGGGATGATTGCCGGATGGCTGGTGACGACGCTTCTCATTCAGGGAGG